AAGTATCCTGCTAAGAAAAGAATGGCGTATGTGAAAGCATACTACGATGCTATCAGCACTTTTAGAATTTCCTTGCCTACGCCTGTTATGGCTGGTGTGCGTACACCACAAAGACAGTTTAGTAGTTGTGTGCTTATTGAGACTGATGACAGTTTGGATAGCATTAACGCAACGTCTAGTGCTGTAGTTAAGTATGTAAGTCAAAAGGCAGGCATTGGTATAGGTGCAGGTAGTATTAGAGCAATTGGTTCTAAGATTAGGAGTGGAGACGCAACTCACACAGGAGTTATTCCCTTCTACAAACTATTCCAATCAGCAGTTAAGTCTTGCTCACAAGGTGGAGTAAGAGGTGGAGCGGCTACACTATACTATCCTATTTGGCATTTAGAAGTTGAGGACTTACTAGTATTAAAGAACAATAAGGGCACAGAGGACAACAGAGTGCGTCACATGGACTATGGTGTACAGTTTAACAAACTGATGTATGAAAGGCTTATCAGAGGTGAGAATATTACTTTGTTTAGTCCTCATGATGTTCCGGAATTATACGATAGTTTCTTTAATAATCAAGAAAAGTTTCAAGAGTTATACGAAAAGGCAGAACGTATGACAAGCATAAAGAAAAAATCTATTCCGGCTATAGAACTTTTTAGTTCCTTTGTGACCGAAAGAAAAGATACAGGTAGAATATATCTTATGAATGTTGATCATGCAAATACACATGGAGCATTTATAGAAGAAGTAGCACCAATTAAACAAAGTAATTTATGCTGTGAAATTGATCTACCAACTAAGCCTCTGTCAGATGTAAATGACCCAGAAGGTGAAATTAGTTTGTGTACATTAAGTGCCGTAAATTGGGGTGTAGTAAAAGACACAACTGAAATGCAAAAGATATCTAATCTAGCCGTAAGAGCATTAGATGAATTATTAGACTACCAAGAATATCCAGTACTAGCGGCAGAACTAAGTACAATGAACCGACGTCCATTAGGAGTAGGCATTATAAACTTTGCATACTGGTTAGCAAAACATGACAGCACATATCAAGAGCCTAATCTATTATTAGTAGATGAATGGGCAGAAGCATGGAGTTATGGACTTATAAAAGCAAGTGCTGACCTGGCACAAGAAAAAGGTAAATGTCCACTAACAATGCAGACAAAATACGGACACGGTATTACACCTAACCAAACATACAAAGCAGATGTTGACGAGTTAGTTAAGCACAAAGAAAGACAAGATTGGAAAGGATTGCGTAAGCAGTTAAAAGAAACAGGTATTCGTAATTCAACATTAATGGCACTTATGCCAGCAGAAACATCAGCACAGATAAGTAATAGCACAAACGGTATTGAGCCACCACGTAGTTATGTAAGTATTAAGCAAAGTAAACATGGTGTGTTAAAACAAGTGGTACCAGGATACCCTTACTACAAAAACAAATATGACTTACTGTGGGAACAAAAGAGCCCACAAGGATACTTAAAGATAATGGCAGTACTTCAAAAGTACATTGACCAGGGTATTAGTGTAAATACTAGTTATAATCCTGAGCATTATGAGGACGAAAAGGTCCCAATGAGTGTTTTAATACAAGATATACTTACTTTCTATAAATACGGTGGCAAACAATTATATTATAATAACACCTATGATGGTCAGGGCGAAATCGATATACATAAAGATGACGCTCAGGGCGAACTCGCCTTATCAGAAATAGATGATGAAGATTGCGAGAGTTGTAAAATATGACAAGTAATGATTTAAAACAATTAGGTTTTACCAAGGCAGGTGATGTTGATGTAGTTATCAGAAATGATGTACCAGACTTAAATGCTACACATACACCATTTGCAAGTGAAGTAAAGTCAGGGGTATATTGTTGGGTACTTGTAAACGATACTAATAAAAAAGAAGAAGTAATTTATATAGGTAAATATGGAAAGTCTATAAAAAAGAGATGGGGAGAACACAGGACAGGCTTCAGAGGTGGTAGTGGTACAGGTATCAAAAATGCAGAATACATTATACAGCAATTAGCAGAAACTGATATCAGAATGGAATTATGGGGAAAACAAAGTCATGTAGAAGAATTTTCTTATACCAATATTGTAGGCACAGAAATAACAAAAACTTTTTCTACCTATAGTGTAGATGAAGAAGATTTAATTGCGTTCTATTTGCAAAAGAACGGAAAAAGACCAGCATTAAACAGGACAAAAGGCGGAAATTAAAAAATGACAGTATTAAATACAAAAAATAAAAAACATCACACTAAAGCAACAATGTTTTTAGATCCTTCAGGCGGTCCTGTCGTTCAAAGATACGATACACTAAAGTATAAACAATTTGATAAACTAACTGACAAGCAACTTGGTTTCTTTTGGAGACCAGAAGAAGTAGATATTACTAAAGATTCAACTGACTTTAAAAATCTTACAGACTTTGAACAGCATATCTTTACAAGTAACTTAAAGCGACAAATACTACTAGATAGTGTACAAGGTCGCTCACCTAATTTGGCTTTTCTGCCTATAGTGAGTCTGCCAGAATTAGAAACCTGGATTGAGACTTGGGCATTCAGTGAGACTATTCACAGCAGAAGTTATACACATATTATCAGAAACATATATCCTGACCCGAGCAAGGTTTTTGATGAAATGCTAGACATACAAGAAATATGTGATTGTGCTGACAGCATTACAGAAAATTATAACAAACTAATTGAATATAATCTACTAAGAGACAAAGGTTATAAAACGTATGATGAGTATGAACACAAGAAACGAATATGGTTAGCATTGATGAGTGTAAACATATTAGAAGGTGTACGTTTTTATGTATCCTTTGCTTGTAGTTGGGCATTTGCTGAACTTAAAAGAATGGAAGGCAATGCTAAAATTATTAAACTAATTGCCAGAGACGAAAATGTTCACTTAGCCAGTACACAACAAATGCTTAAATTCTTGCCTAATGACGACAAAGACTTTGAGAAAATACGAAAAGAAACTTATGCAGAATGCACACAGATGTTTATTGATGCTGTAGAACAAGAAAAGATTTGGGCAGACTATTTGTTTAAAGATGGTAGTATTATAGGTCTTAATGCAGAGTTGCTAAAGCAATATGTAGAGTTTATTGCGGCCAAACGAATGCACGCCGTAGGACAAGAGAAGATATATAATAGTGGTACTAACCCATTACCTTGGACTCAAGCATGGATTACAGGTGGGTCAGTACAAGTGGCATCACAAGAGACAGAAATATCATCATACGTTATAGGTGGTACCAAACAAGACGTAGATGACAAAACATTTAAAGGGTTTAGTTTATAATGTACACAGACATATTAAAAGCAGGATTAGGAAAAGTAGTTTCAGTTAAAACTACTGCTGGTATAGAGTTAATAGCAACACTAATGGGTTACGATGATAAAAATTTAAGTTTAACATTAAGTAAACCAAGATTAGTTGTTGTAGCAGAAGAGTCTATAGCAGTAGTACCATATACGTTTACCAGTAAATCAGAAGAAGTATATATTTTAAGAGAACAATACTTATCAGTAGATATTGCATTAGAAAATAGTTCTACAGATTATTTAAAATTATTAGAAGATAGCCAAGCATAGTAGATAAATAATACTATGCCTAAAATAGCAAGATTCATGGATATGGTTGGAACTGGTGTTATACAGAACACCAAAGTTACCTCTGTGATAGTTGAAGGCAGACCTGTTGCTACATTAGGCGATATGGTATCTGCACATGGTGAGGCACCACACATTTCCGCATTTTTAACTATTGGTTGTTCTGCATCAGTTGTAGCAGAGGGGCAACCTGTTGCTATGGTAGGAACCAAGGCATCGTGTATGCATTCCGTGAACAGGGGAAGTTTTACAGTTAATGTAGGACTCTAATGTCCAACTTAGTTTCTGTACGTGGCCCCCACGCCAGGAACAATAATAATACAATAAGAATACAATGGAACATGGGCAACTCATGTAACTATTCCTGTGAGTATTGTCCTCCTATTTTACACAATGGAACTAAGCCTTGGTTAAGCAAACAGCAGTACATAAATGCAATAACACGCCTGTCAACGCATTACAGCTCTTTAGACAAACAGACAGAGTATGAGTTAATAGGTGGTGAGGTAACTGTTATACCTGGCTTTGAAGACATAATTAAAACTATAA